GATGTGTATAAGAGACAGAGATAATCATATTGCATCTTATTCGATAATGAATGGCGTTTATTCATTTCATTAACATGCATAATTGCATCCAGGTGTCCGGACAGACATCTATTTACAACATAAGCAGGATAACCCTTCTCTGCCTCCGGGTCATCCTGCATTAGGTTGATTTTGTTTTGGTTGATAGAATTAAGATAATCTTTTAGTTCACGCTTCATTTAAATACGGCAGTAACAGATACGACTTTGGCAGTTGGGTTGCGGGCGAGAGCAGTCTGGCGAGCATCTTGGTAGTTCGCTGCTTGAACCACCTCGTCAAACAGACGACCGGCAACGATGAGTTGGACTTTAATTTTCATAATTAAGAAGGACGAGTTCCTTGCGTGACGCTTGATCTGTATTATAGCACCCCACGGAGCGCATGGTGTAGGTGTGTGCAAATTCAGAGATTTTCCAATCCTCGAAGCGGTCTCGAATTATTTGCGACGAATTGTAAGATACAAGTTGAGGACCGACGAAACGGTCACAATCAGTAGCAAAGGTGTCATGATCAAAGGATCGATGCATTGACCCGCGCTTACCGTAAAGGTTACTTCCGATTTCGTAGGGGGGATCAAGGTAGGTAAAGCACTCTTTGTCATCAGTAAGGAGTTGTTCATAAGACAAGTTAGTAATTTTCCAGTTACCAATCAAGACTGAATAGTCATAGAGTTTTGAGATACCGTTGAGGGAGAAGTTGGATTCACTTGCTTGCTTGGAGAAAGAACTAGATTCAGTAAGACCACTGAAAGAACACTTGTTAACAATATAAAAAGATACTGCCCTCCAAATATAATCAGTGTTCTCTGGGAAAATGACGCCAGGGGGATTTTCAAGATAGTCTTTCGCGTCAAGGAATAACTTTTTAGCACTGACGGGCTCTGGATGACTGCGCTTAAGTTCCGTAAGAATGTCTTGTAGGCGTTTGCCGTCATCCTGTAGAACTCTCCAGAAGTTATAAAGTGGTTCGTACAGGTCATTGACCCAGACATCCAGGTGGCGATACCGCTTGGAGATCTCCAGGGCAACGCTACCGCCCCCTAGGAAGGGTTCCCGGTACTCCTTATACCCCTTCAGGTCTGGGACGTACTGGAGGAGTTTTGAGAGTGCTCTGGACTTGCCTCCGGGGTAGCGAAGGGGAGTCTTCAGGGATTTCATAGTCTGCGGCATTGTACTTAATGTATTCACGAAAGATGTGTTTCATTTCCCGTTGTGTCATGCCACAGTGAGCGGCAGCAGCAGGGAGGTTCATTGTAGCACGAAACAAACCATCGTTTGCTTCTTGTACATTTTCAGGTGTCGTCTTCTTCATCATTTAAATCTACAGGACATCATAATTTCAGTCAAGCAACACATGATGGAAATTTCTACATCAGGAACTTCTTTAATGTCCCGTGACCAGTTACCAATAATCAAAGTTGCTTCTGGCACAGATGGATGTTCAAGGTGATTGCGAAGTTCATCATACAACATTCGGAAGATAGTTGTGGGATCATTGTTGAGATTGTCACAAACCCATCGTTGACAAACAGTATACTTTTTCTCCTTCAATGCTGTCATTAGACTTTGCACTGAAGAGTCTGGAATTGTTACCAGAATATCAGTATTGATTTTACCAGATGCAGAATGCCTCTGGAGTTCATGAATGAGTCTGCGAAGATCTGGATCATACTTAACTACCAGTTTAGCAAGCACCCTACGATCATACTCTACATTGTTTTCATCCAGAATAACAGAGAGACGTTTTGCAATCTGTCCAAGTAGTTCATTTCTACTTCCAGCAACGTTGAAATCAATTACAGTGCATCGGGAATGAAGAGGTTCTCTAATCTTATCAACATAGTTGCAGGTCATGATAAAACGACATGCATCTTGAAACTCTTCAATGGCAGCACGTAGAGCAAGTTGAACATCCTCTGTGGTGTTGTCTGCCTCATCAATAATGATAACTTTATGCTTACCTTTATTTGTTAGTGAACGAGTTGTTGCAAAATCACGAATCTTACCACGAACAGTATCAAGGAAACGACCTTCATCACTACCATTGATTGTAATGTAGGATACACCTAGTTCTGTACAAAGTGCTTTTGCAACACACGTCTTCCCGATGCCACCAGTTCCAGAAAGAAGCATATTAGGAATTTCACCTTGCTTCAAGAATCCCTTGAAGACATCTTTGACTACACCAGGCAAGATGCAGTCTTCAACAGTTTTGGGTGCATACTTCTCCACCCAAAGAAATTTATCACTCATATCCAATCAGGTTTTCGGTGCGGTAGTTTAATATAATTATCCTTCACCCATGGTTTAGATGCGATATACATCTTGTATGCGGTGAAGGTGTCGATGCTGGTGTCGAGTTTGAACTCATCAGGCATCGCTCTCACAAAAGGGGTAGTCTCCTTACCAGAACGTCCTGTAGGATCTCCTGTGGGGAAGATTTCTTTTGCAGCACAAAGAGTTAGGAAACAAGAATGAGTTTTACCATAACGTGCTGCATATTCTTGGCATAGTGCAAACCCGTGAGCGAGCAACCATTGCCAATTCATTACATATTCATTTGCCCAAATGGTACAGGGGTGATTACGAAACGCACCTTTATCAGTTGCATAAGGTTCACCATTTGCTTTGGGCAACTGTCCAAATCCATGTCCCCATTTGTCAGATGCAACAATGGAAAGCATCTGACAACACTCTAGTGGCATCTTGACAATATGTTTGTCAGGTAATACGCGAGCAGAAACCCATGGATCTGGGTCAGTTACAAAGATGTTCATTATTCTTCAAACGCAATTAGATATTGCAGGTCTAGGTCTTTATGTTGCCAACACGCAGCACCACCACCTGCTGTAGTAATGCTAACAGTATAATCACCGGGAAGCATGTGGAGGTTGCCAACCTTAACGGGAAATTCATAATCACCTGTGCTCTCCCCTTGGAGATCGATCGATGCTACTGTAGAGGTTTCGTTTTCTAGATCAGCAATATCGATTCTTACTTTACCACTAGAACTAGCACGAATCAATAGGTCATCGATCTTGTATGTAGTTCTAGTTTTTTGAATGTACGACAGATCTCTCTCTTCAAGATCAAAGGTTACATCAGTAGATGGCAATGTGATCAATTCAGCAGGTGCTTCCTTTACTTGAATATTATCACCAGCAAAATGATACTTGATTCTCTTGTTACCAGATCGAATCACAACATAGTCTTCGCTTTCAAAGTCAAGAACAGGATCATCGAACAAGGCAATGCCCTGTAGGAACTGTGGTAGATCATAAATCTTAAAATCTACAGGAAACTCTTCTGGACAATTGTACCATGCAATACAATCTTCGCCCAAAGAAATAGTTTTAAGAGTGCTACCTTTAACTACTTTGAGGGATGTATATACAGACACGAAGTTACGAAGAACTTCAATAGTTTGTTTGCAAATTTTAACTGTGCTCATAGGGAATCAAAATCTTTCAGTTCGGACAGGGATACACGTTTGTGCTCATTCATCTTGATGTCTTTGTTGTCCAACCAGTTGATTAGAAGAAAACAATAATGAATTACTTTGAATAGGTCTTTACGCCACTGACCTTTACTAGGGCGATCAACATACTTCTGGATATTACCAGCAAAAAATCCTTCACGCCACCGTGGGCGAATCTTTTCAACAGTTTGAAGTCCATCTTCATCGCTGTAATGTTGACTATATGTGGACTTCACATACTCTTCATACTCCTTGAGAAGATTATCTTCATTGAACTTAAACATCAAGCCTCCGTAACATACTGTAGATCGTCATGGTAGCACACTTTGAGGTTGCCGTCAAGGTCTTCCACAAAAAGTTGCAGACCCTGACCTCCCCTGATTTTTACCGCCTTCCCATCCTTCAGAAATGCAAGGTGGTTGACGTAACCGTGAAACTCTTCAGACATTGCTTTTTTCATTACCCCAATACTATATTACAAAAAAAGGGAGACATCAGTCTCCCTGTACCACTTCGTTAAGTGTCCGTTCGATGACACTATAATTTTGAACTTTCTTCACTGATAGAGTTGCGTCAAACTTATCTTCCAAACCTTCTTTGTGACTGATAACAAACACATTTGTTTTATCATCAAAGTTGCGAAGAATCCATCCAAGTTCACTGCTACCATTTTGATCGAGTGAACCGTCAAAGATTTCATCTAGGATAAGGAGGTTAGTATCCACGCTATTCTTAAGTTTAGCAACACTACGCCAAGTGAGCAGAAGAGCGATATCAATACGAGCTTTCTCTCCTTCACTGAAAGATTCGTAAGAAAAGACATCCCGGTATCTAGACTTAATCGTTTCTTCAAAACTTTCATCCAAGGTGAAGTTAACATAGAAATCCATGTTCTGTAGATATTGATTTATAAGAGTATTCATGGTTGGTAAATAC